ATGGAAGAAGTAAAACAATCATTACAGCAAAAACAGGAGAACTACAAAGCGGTGTATCTCCAAAAGCGAACAATCTGCAACCGTCAAAGCGTGTACATAAGCGGAGAGATACAGAAACGTATCATGCAGATTGTAGGCGTTATTACAGGCAAACAGGTAAGTATCGGTAACTTCATTGACAATGTATTGGAAGAGCATTTAAATACGCACAATGATGTTCTTTCGGCTCTCTATCGGGAAGAAATGCAGAAAGGAATATTCAACCAGCCAAAAGAGAAAAATATATGAATATCGTAACTATTGAGGAACAGACCTTTAAACAGGTGTGCGGTCGGTTTTCCGGCTTCGCCAGTCAGGTGGAAAGGATTTGTAAAGAGAATACCCGTCAACCGGATGAATGGCTGTCAGGTCGTGAAGTGTGTGCCCTGCTCGGTATCAGCATCCGAAGTTTGCAGAACTACCGGGATAGCGGTAAACTGGGCTATTCCCAAATCGGTAACAAACTGTACTATAAATCTGCCGATATTGAAAGACTGATTGCAGAATGTACGGAAAACAAGAAAACTAATTATCAATCAAACAATAAATAAATATTGTCCTATGGAAAAGAAAGAAGAAAATAATACGGAAGTAAACCAGTCATTCAAATTGTCTGCCATTGCCGGAATATGGGAAAGTTTAAATCTTCATCCTACGGTGATGATATACCAAAGTAAGAAAAAGTATTTCCTTTCGATGCTCCATGTATCGGATAACGGACAGGCGAAACCAGCCGTTTACGAGATACAGAAAGAAGATAACCGTTACTTCATTGTTGAAGCCTTTAAACGGCTTTATATCGGCTATGATGCGGTAAAAGATAGTATTTCCATATTTTACTATGGCGAGTATCTGCGTAACTGACAGGTGTATGTCTGTCAATCATTCAAACGAATTATAAATCAATATAACGATATAACAATATGGAACTGATAAACGGCAACAGTGAAATAATTAGGGACTTCTTTCAGTCTATGGAAAGAATGTTAGACGGTATCAGCCGACTGGCAAAGGAAAACAGACCGCATTTGAACGGTGAAAAGTTTCTAAACAACAGGGATGCAGCCAAATGTCTGAAAGTAAGCATCCGCACGCTGCAAGAATGGAGAGATACAGGCGTTATTCCCTACATTCAGATAAAAGGCAAAATAATCTACCGTCAAAGCGATATAGAAAGGCTTTTACAGACCTACTATAACAAGGAACGACAGGAATAACCTACCATCCTTGAAAAACACATTTTTTTCCGAAACTGACTAAGAACATTAACTCTATCAGTGTAGTAGTCCGTCTGTGCAAGCCTTTGGAAGAAAATACAACCCGGAGCGTAGCGCAGGTGTGGAGATTTTCTTTCAAACCCGTAGGGCTTGGGCTTGAACAGACGGAATACGGAACTTACCTTTGTTAATGTTTTATTCAGCTTTGGAATGTCATTTGTTCCCCCAAAGATAACATAAATCAATCCTATTTATTGAATAATCCCTCGTTTAACTAATTCAAGAAGATTACTCAATTCTTCTGTGTTTTGTTCTGATATTTTGGAATTAATACTAATAGTAAGTTTAGCTTCTACTACTTCCACAGTTTCTCCTTTGGATAGTTGTTTTTCTACACTCTCCATCTGCTTAAGGCATTTTAGTGGAAATTCTTCTGTTTGTAGAATAGCTTCATCTGCTAACTGGGCAAGTATACTTCTGGACTTTATATATTCATCTTCTACCACGAGGCTAAGAGCATCAATAGACCATTCTAATAAAGATGCATATAATTTGCCATAAGTTTTTGCTGTATAATACAAACCATCCAAATCAGATGTAACTCCCGGTTCTGCATAGTAATATGGAAACATCTTATTAAAAACCGTATTTAATGCTTCAATAATACGAGATAATTGCTCAAATTTTATTGTAGCCCATGAGAGATACTCATTATAATTGTCTATTCTATGACTTGATACAGTTACTATTGAGTACTCATAGTCATTTCTTAGTTCTTTATATTTCTCAACTTCATCGAAAAGACATTGAAAGAAAAAATTGGTTTCATATAAATCTTTCTTTTCAAGCAATATATGAATAGACTTATTAGAGATTTTATTTACTAAATCATCTTTATTTAACATTTTAAATTTTTGCCTTATTTGCAATGCGCTATTAAATAGATATGATAATTGAACTTTTAATATTTCCATAATATTTTGAGCTTTTTCAAACTCAAAATTCCATAATCCACTATTTTTTCTAACATCTTGAATAAACTGAAAAATTTGAGGATTGTCAACAATAGAAGAATAATTACCATTCTTGTTATCGTTCCATACTGGAAGTATACTTAACATACTTTTCAAAGTGAACGTATAAATAGGAATACCTTTTTCCACAGCAGTTAAAAATTCAATGTTAGTTATTGATTTTCCATTATCAGTACATCCATATCTATTGCCTATAATTAGAATAAAAATATCTGCTTTTTCTTTGACAGCATTTATACAATTTTCAATATTTTCCTTATTTGGGTCAATAGGGAAATCGTGTTCCTCAGATAAGATGGGGTTATGTCCCAAATTTTCAATAAAGCATTTTAAATCGGCTCTAATCTGAGCTAAATCATAGCAAGTTGAGCTAACAAAAATATTAATTTTATCCATATCTATATTTTTTTGCAAATATAGTTTATATTATCTTCTGACAAAGGAATTAGCTCTGAACTTGCTTGAAGATAGCATCGTTTATATGATATTTCAATGTATTTATTTCTTTTCGGGAAATATCTGCTTTACTTTCAGCCATTGAGAAAATTTCTTGTGCGCTATGTCCGAAGTAATATCACTTTCAATCACTTGGTATTTACCATTTACTTTAGTAAACAGTCTTTTCATGTCCTCGTTTACTTTCTGATTGGTGATTTTGGCGTATATCTGCGTTGTTTGGATAGAACGGTGTCCCATGAGTTTACTTAGCGTTTCTATCGGAACTCCCTGAGAAATACACGTTTGGGTCGCATAAGTATGACGTACCCCATGAAAGATGAGCTTTCTTTTTAGTCCGCAAAGTTGGGCGATAACTTTCAGGTTCTTGTTCAACCTGCCGCAACTCTGCATTGGCAACAGTTTCCCGTCAGGGGCTAAACCTTTGTACTTGTCAAGAATTTGCAAGGGTATTTCCATCAGGGGAATTTCACAAGGCGTTCCGGTTTTCTGCCGGGTGGTTTCTATCCAGAGCACGCCATCGGAAGCCTTGACAATATTCTTTTCTGTAAGGTTGCAAATATCCCTGTACGCCAATCCGGTGAAAACAGAAAATAGAAACATATCACGGGTTAAGTACCTGCATGGATGGTCTAAGGGCGTGGTTATTATCTTCTGCAATTCGTCACGTGTCAGATATTTCTGTTCGGCTTTGGGTCTTTCAGGTGAATAACCGTCAAACGGGTCACAGGTTATAATCCCCTCACCAGTGGCAAGTTTTATCATTTTACGCAAATGGCGTATGATGCCTAATATCGTGTTGGGTTTTAATTTCAATTCCACACGCAGATAAAAATCGTATTTCTCGATGAAAGAGAAATCAAGCTGTGTAAATGGAATATCTGATAACTTGCATTTTAACGACATAAATCGTTTAAGATGGTTCAGGGAGTTTTCATACTGTACCTGTGTGGATAACTCACGGTTCACGCCTACACGTTTCTTAAAATCTTCATTGTGGCGTGCAAAGTAGCTGATTAGTGTTTCCTGCCCGGATGCGATGCCTTGAAATGCGTTCTTTACCTCGCTTGCGGTGATAGCATTTTTTATTTCTTGTAATTTGCGGTAACTGGTGTTTACCGCTACATTGATTTTATCCAGTGTGGCGTTTATTTCGGTAGCGTGTTTACTCTTACCCGTTACCCTGCCTGAAACAATATCCCAAAGGGATGCTTTGGCAGTAACTTTTGCGCTGAACTGTGCCACGTCTTTTCCGATGGTAATTTTTCCTATAACGGGACACTCGCCGTTTTTCTTTTCATCGGTCTTTCTTAGGTAGAAATGTACTTTCAATTCTGTTTTCATATCTCTGTTTTTTAAGTTGATAAAATTACTTCTAACAGAGTTATTTGAAATGATGCAAGACACTGACAAACAGACCTCTTAAAGGTCTAATAAGGACAGCGAAAAGAGAGAAACGAGCCAATTTGTAGAAGTCCATCCTAATTCCTTGTTTTTCTGTCTGTTGCCGACCTCTAAAAAGGGTAACGGATAAGCAACGGAACTACTGTCTGAATACGCTCTTTTTTTCTTTTTCAAGGGTGGACAGCTAACGACTACAAACGACAAACATACATGATTATCTGCGCTTTACGCTTTATTGCTAATAATTACCTTTTCAGTATATACTTTCGCAACGATCGCTCGTAATGAATGCGATATTAGCATGGATGATATCGCGCTTTGCCTTACCCATGAATCGGGGCACGATATCACGGATACCTATGTCAAGCTAGATTTTAGCAGGGTGGATAATGCTATTAATAAAGTAGTAGATCATGTGTTTAAAGAAAAAGCCGGGAAATGATGCCCGGCTTAATTTGATTTTCAAATTAGGGCGAATTTGGTGATTTAGCCAGGGAGTAATCGTCCGGCTTCACATTGTCGTTTTTGACTCATTACTGATTCTAGGCAACGGGTTGTTAGTTACTTCTTCTAGTACTTTTTCATCTTCATCTTTGAGATATTTGTTTCTCATCTCTCGAATATCATTTGTCATCCCCCATATTTTGAAGAATAAGACAATTTGTAATACTCCGAATACAAGAAGCACGATGGTTAAAAAATCAATCATAATTTTAGATATTTAGCTTGTTCTTTAATTCGTTGAATTTATCGGGGTTTTCTAATTCTACCCAATAGTATTTTACATATATATCCCGATCAAAACTTTCTTTCTTTTCATAAACAATTAAACATTGCTTATCACATAGAACGATAACCGAGGACTCAAGTATATTGGCATAAGACCGAGCCTGCTTAAAGGCTTCCTCTATATCTTGGTTGTTCTTCATATGGAATTTAGCTTCAATCAGAACCTTTGCTCGTTCGTAATCTGGTTTTTTATCATAATGTAAGGCGTAATCCGGGAATACCCTATGTCCCCGTCCTGCATGGATTGGTAATTGCCGGATGAAATCCTTATTCTCATACCACCCCATTTTGTTCAAGTAATACTCTAATAGCTGAACTTCAACATCTCTTTCGCAGGATATAGAGAGGTTATTGAGTAAGGCTGGAGCATAGAGCTTCGGCAGGGTATCTATGTCAAATCCTTTCGCCTTTATCATACGAAGTAACTCTGAGTAGTCTTCACTGCTCAAAGGCCAGCCGTTCACTCCTTGGAATTTCTTTCTGATGAGCGGGTGGCTGTAGAAGTATTCATCTTCCCGAAGCTCTTTTAATGTGATGTGGGGAATGTCTATTTTATTGCTTATATAGGTATTACTATAATAATGGAAGAATGGGTCAATTACTCCATCTACCTGGGCTATCCACAAACAGGTAATTGCGCTGATTGGCGCTGTTTCGTAATGAATCAGAATGTCTCCCTTCTTTGTGTCTTGGTTTGACTGCCAAAATCCGGTAGTCCATTGTTCGCCATATCCTCTTATCAATCCGCCTATGAACCATGCTTGTGATGGTTGTGGGATTTCGCTCTTTTCCTCCGTGTGTAGGAGATTTGGCACATAGTCGTACATGAATGCGCTTAACTCATCAGGTGTTAAGTTGTTTTCAGTCCTGAACTGATAGAGCACTTTGCATAGTTCCCAGTAATATATACACCTGCTTTTGTAATCGGGCTTCTTGGGAATAGGTGGCAGCTCTATTTCAAAATGGTCGGCTAACTTTTTGAGTTCATAGAATCTGTCAATGTACAAATATGGAAAGAAGTAGTCACCAAGCAGGTAATTTAATTCCATTGATAGGAACGGGATGTATCCAAGCATCAAGTCAAAATCGCCTATCTTCAATACTTCTTCATCCTCTATCCGTAATCCAGTAGAGATAATTTCTTCGTATATTCCCTCGGCTTTATCAAGTGACGGATATTCTATGCCTTCAAAATCGGAAACTTTATAACACCAAAAATCTTCCAGTATTTCGCATATAATTTCCTTGTTGAAATTATCTTTGATACTTGGATTATAGCGTTCTAAAAGTTGCTCTTCGTCTATCCATTCCTTTCTGTCTGAAAAACTGGATATGGCAGCTTTCCCTTCCGGGGAGTTCTTGTATAGATTCCAAAGGTATTGATTGAATTTCATGTTACCACCCCTTATCTGTTAGTACTTTAATTACCTTCCATACAGAAACAATCATGTTTTTAGGAAGTTCTTCATCGGCTACACTAGGATTGTGGGAGTGGCACCAAACGTACTCTTTGGGGTTTTCTTCATACTTATTAATCTCTTTTGTTATTCTACGTCCATCGGTTAATTCAATAACAAATATATTTCCATATCCGAAAAACTCTTTCCAGTTGGGAACTTCTCGGATTTGCAATAAACTTCCGGGCGGAATTGTAGGTATCATGCTATTCCCAGATTGATATATGGCTCTGTCATCATCTTGGGCATTAACAAATGGAACATATCCTTCAACGAACTGAGATTCATTTACTATGTCATTTCTTGAATGTACACCTCCTACGCTATCAACATGAATGACTGGAACAAGTTTGTAGTTTGCTTCATCGGGAACAGATTTATTTTGAGATAAAACGCCTGTATCGAGAACCGTAAGTGGTGGACGTATAACCGCTTCCTTTATATAGACAGTAAGTATACGGCGGGCAGTTTCCTCTCGGATTTCGCGACCTTGCGTCTCTATACGCCCCGGGAATGGACGGGCGTGTCCCCGTCGGCCAACATGGCGATCATCCCGTACGCCGATCAGTATACCCGTGTAAAGTACGGTTCCTACATGGTGGGGCAACGTACCTACAAGGACGTGCCGGTATTGATCGAGGCCCCCGACATCGTGTTTAATGACACCGAGACGATCATCTATGGGGCGAGCCGGGTGAAATCCTTGGGGGATATGTCGGGGTTGTACGCCGGTACGATCGACGTATCCAAGGCTACCCGCCTCTCTGAGTTGTTGATCGGTAGCGGCGTGTCGGGCTATCAGAACACGAACCTTACCGTACTCTCGATCGGAACGAACAACATGCTCCGCAAGCTGGACATCCGTAACTGCCCGAACTTGAGGCAGGCGGTGGATATCTCCGGATGCGAGAACATGGAGGAGGTCTACGCCCAAGGCACGTCCATCACCTCCGTGGTGTTGCCTGCCGCCGGTATCCTCTCCAAGTTGTATCTCCCGGCTACCCTCACGGGCTTAACCCTCCGTAATCAATCCAAGCTTACGGACGCTTATTTCGAAATAGCGGGGGTTACGAAACTGACTACGATCGTTTGCGAGGATACGGGGATAAACGTTCTTTACCTTGTGGAGCGCTGCTTAGGTATGAAGAATCCCGTGTTGAACCGTGTGCGCCTAATCAACATCAATGCCAATGCGAACAACTTGAATGATGTGTATAAATTGATCAAGGTGGGTGGTATCGATGAGAACGGGAACAATCTGACTAAGGCCGTAGTTACCGGCAAACTGCATGTCATTACCGCAACGGAGGATAAGCTAGCGAAATGCCGGGATGCCTTCCCGGAGTTGGTTATCACTTACACTAATCTTTTACCTCCCACGATTACGACCTTCGTGTTCCGTTCCTCTCAATCGAAATCAATTACAAACGGGGTATTCGACTGTGATCTCGAGTTCGAGAAGGTTAATGAGTATACTTATAAAGTAACGGCGGATGATGATAGCGTGATAGACTTTAATTTTAAATGCGATAATCACCAAGACTTCTCGGATTCCTATCTGGTAGCGGGCACCCGTACGCAAACCTATACCATCACCTATATCCCCTTGCGTACGATACGGGTAAAGGTGTACGGTCAAAACGTTTATCCTTCCGGGGCATCCGTGATCATTGGCGACAAACGTTATGTGACAGACACTAACGGATATGTATACATCCGGGGTGGGGAGGCTGTATCCGGGACTGTGGAAGCTACGGGATATGGAAATAATACATTTAATTTCCCAGCAATTGTTACTGATTCGAGTGATACGGTAGAGGTATATGCTACAGTTGCTGTGAAATTTATCGTAAAAATTAAGAATGGAGATTTTTTGAAAGGAGCCACGGTGTCTTGCGACGGTAAATCCAAAGAAACAAATTTGTATGGAGAATGTACATTACAACTGTTAAAAGGTACATATGATTATGAGATCATCCATCCATCTTGCTATGAGTATATAAATACTGTAAATGTCGGAACGTATGCGATCACTGTTAATGCTGAATTAGATATAAATCCATTGCCACTTAAACCTGTAGAAAATGGGAATATCCAGATGATGTTGGATGGTCTATCTTGTATGATAGATATTACGTCTCTTACAGCAAACTATATAATAGATTGGGGAGATGGTAATATTGACAACGCTAATGGAGAAGGTTCAAAACAATATACACATACCTATTCGGACAAAGGTTTTCATCAAGTGGAAATTATAAATTGTGAGGATGTTTCTGAATGTGTTGGGGCAAAGGACTGTTTATGTGCTTATTGGTCTATAGGAAACAGCAATGTGAATAATATTACTTTTAATAATTGTAAAAAAGTGGTATATGTTGGTGATGTATTTAAGAACGATGTGGATAGAACGACAGTTAGCTCTTTATTTTTTAAATGCTCTTCTCTTGTTCATATAGACTTAGCTCCTTTGGCTATTATGGAAAAGATTAAAGATGCGTATGGTTTATTTTATGAGTGCTCTTCTCTTGTTTCTCTAGATTTGACTCCTTTGGCCAAATGGACGAAAGTTTATCGTGCCGCCAATCTTTTTGCATTTTGTTCATCACTAAAAAATATAGATTTGGCTCCTTTGGCTAACTGGATAAATATAATCGACGTTTCTTCAATTTTTTATAGATGCAATTTTTCTCAAATAAATCTTACACCTTTAGCCAATTGGATTAACGTTGAAAACGCTTCTGGCCTTTTATATTATTGTACCGCTCTTAAATCGATAAATCTAGAACCTTTAAGAAAATGGGAACAAGTTATTAATGCTGATAGCCTCTTTGATTATTGTAACTCCCTTGAGTCTATAGATTTGACTCCATTATCAAGGTGGAGTAAAGTTCGCAGCGCTAATCGTTTTATTGAAGGATGTTCTTCTTTAAAAAATATAAATTTAACTCCTTTAGCCAGTTGGGTGAATGTAGACTCTGCAGATTATTTTATGTCGGCTTGTAAATCTTTAGAGACAACAGATTTAACTCCTTTAGCGAATTGGATAAATATCCGTACCGCAAAGGATTTTTTTAATCACTGTGAAAGATTAGGATCTATTGATTTAGCACCTTTAGCTTCATGGACAAAATTGACTGATTCTTCATCTTTTTTCAGCTCATGTCAATCTCTAAAATCAATAGATTTAACTCCTGTTAGGGGATGGATTGACATGAGATCCGCAGATTCTTTATTTAGCGGTTGTTTTTCGTTATCATACATAGATTTAACTCCTTTGGAGAGTTGGACAAACATAACTAGATTTCCCGATGCCTTCAGTTCTTGTGTAAATCTTCAATCAATAGATTTAACTCCTTTGGCTAATTTTTCAAAGATGACTTATAATATAGATCTCATTAGAAATACACCAAATTTGGCTTTTATTATAGTCCTCTCCACCACCCCCTTCCCCCTCTCCAGCGGAGCCTTGACGAACGGCAACACCTGTCCTATCTACGTGCCGGACGATGCCGTGGATACCTATAAGACGGCCACGAACTGGTCCGCTTACGCATCGAGAATCAAACCCATATCAGAAAAAACGGAGTCATGAGAACAGACGAATCGAACAACAAGCATCTGATAGCGGAGGACGGCAAGGTTTTCCGCCGTATCAGTGACGGATGGATAGCCGGACCGGAAATCTATCTAGGCAAGACCTATCACCTAGGCGGCGAGAGGCTGGATACCCCCTTGGAAGAACTCCCCGGGCACTATGAGGAGATCGACGATCCGGTAGTCGCCGAGACCGTATTGCTTGACGAGGATACCGACATGGAGGAAGCGGTGAGGCCAATGATAGCCGCCGATGCCTCCCCCGAACCTCCCGACGATCTTCCCCCGGAACCCCCAAGGGTGACACTGGCCGACTATCGTGTCTTGGAGAGGAAAGTGGAGATGATGATGAGATTATTAGGAATCAACATATAATAACAATTAAAGGATCGGAAGTATGAAAGGATTTGAGGAGGTATTTATCGTTGCGTGGATAGTCTTCGGGCTGTACATGCTGGTGTTCATGGTCGTAGGCGCTGATCTGTGGAGTGGCGTGAGGAAGGCAAAGCGAAGGGGTGAGGTGAGATCGAGCTACGGTTTCAAGCGTACGGTCGACAAGCTGGCGAGGTATTACAACCTGCTCATAGCGTTGACTGTAGTTGACTGCATGCAGATGGGAGGTGTTTGGTACCTTGATGGCTATTATGGCTATCATATCCCGATCTTCCCTGTCATAACATTGATCGGCGCAATAGGGCTGGGCTGTATCGAGGTAAAAAGCATCTTCGAGAAAGCCGAGGACAAGGTAAGAAGCGATTACCAGCAAGTGTTGATGCTGGCCGGAGAGATCGCCAAGCACCGGACTGATCCGGAGGAGATAGCGAAAGCGGTTGTTGATTATATAAATAAGGGGAGTGGAAAATGAGAAATAATAGTCTGCCCAGAGGGTTGAGAAACAACAACCCCGGGAACATCAGAAGGAATAGCGATGTCTTCCAAGGCGAGAAGACAAGCTCAGACAAAGAGTTCAAGCAATTTAAATCGATGGCATACGGGTATAGGGCGATCTTTAAGATCCTGTCTAACTATTACCGGAACTATAAGCTGGATACGATCCGCAAGATGATAGGAAGATGGGCACCGCCGAAGGAGAACCATACGGAAAAGTACATCCAATTTGTATCTGACTACGCTGGAATCCCGGCTGACGATCCGATAAACATCAACGACCGAGAACAGATGATCCGGATCGTGGCAGGGATGAGCCGTTTTGAGAATGGGAGAGAAGAGGATATGTCGGATGTTATTGCAGGGTGGAATCTGTTATGAGAGCATGGCAGATTATATTAATATTAGTGTGCTTGGTAGCCAGTTTTACCGCTGGCTACCATATCCGGGGGAATGATGAAGGGACAAAAGTACGAACAGACACGGTGATTGTCGTAGATACGGTAAGGGACTCAATTCCTGTTCCGGTGAAAGGTGATACGATAAGGGATACCACATATATTCCTATCCCAATCAGCCAGAAGGAATATTTAACGGAGAACTATCATGTTTGGATAAGTGGGTATAATGCTACCTTGGATAGCATAGTAGTGTTTCCTAGGACTGCTTACATAACGAAAAAGGTTCCGGAACGTAAGTGGGGATTGGGTGTTATTGGTGGATATGGTATTGGGCGATCCGGCCAGTCTCCTTATATCGGGATAGGTGTTTATTATAGGATATGGTGATTTGTGGCTACAAAACCACACCTCGCATATTTAGAGCAATAGTGTTTTTCATGGTATTAGTGTTTTAGTTTTTTCAGCCGCTCCGCTTGTGAAGGTTGGGCGGCTTGATTCTTTTTAAACGATCGTTCTTGTCATTCATATGAAATATTCGTTATTCAAATAACAAGTTGTCTTTTCTGCCACCTGTCTCTGTACATTTGTACCGTAAGCTTACAGAGATAGTTAATTTATAGGCGGGTTCCGAAAAGCCTTTGAGAGAGTAGGAAATGTAAAAATAACAATTATGGCAATAGCAGTAGCTTTTAATAACTCAGAAGAAGCAGTAGCGTTCGGAAATGCTATCATTGAAGAATGCGGTCAGTTTCTTTACACACAAATGGGACATGATGATGTGAATTACATTATCATAATTGAATTAAGTCCATCCTGGAAAAAAGAAGATGTAGTGGGGGTTTATGGGTCGTTTGAGAAGCTAGACGAGGAAGTATATGGCATTATTGAAAAATACACACACAATCAATATGCAGGAACACTTGAGCTAAGGGCAAACGGGTATCTTGTCGATTGA